TACAGAAATCTTTTCAGTGTGTTCTACAATTACTGTGTCGTAATCGCTTCGAAGTTCTTCTTCGATTGTGGCCACTCTATCATTAATGGCTGCTTCAAATATGGTGGAAGCGGCAATCTTGAAATCCTCGGATAATTCTTCGTTTGATGCGGAGAAAAGAACTTCAAGATGTTCCTTGGCGGAAACCTTGTCAATCTTTGCACTCGCTTTCGAAGCGGATGTTTTGGGGTCTTTTGCTTTCTTCTTACCCTTTGGTGTTGCTGTTGCTTTCTTGCCTTCAGCATCCATATTATCATCTACATCGAGGATAGTTTCGGCTTCGTTGACTTCATCGTCATCGTCGTCCTCATCGTCGTCCTCACCCTTCTTCTTCTTCTTCTTAAGCCAAGGGGGAAGTTTTCCTTCTTCTACTTCGTCCTCGTCTTCATCATCGTCTTCGTCATCGTCTTCGTCATCACCATTTTCATTGGTGGACTTTGACTTTGCTTCTTCGATGGCTTCGTCAGCAGACTCTTCTACTGATTCTTCTGAAACTTCCTCTTCGGTTGTTTCTTCGACTAATTCGGTTACTTCTTCATGCTCTCGCATGAGAACTGCTTTGGCTGCTTCAATGGGGTCTTTATAGTCCATTTGTATTTACTCCTCTTTCAATGAAATTCTTATTTACAGAAAAGATATTATTCTTCTTTATACTGCCTTTATTTATATAAATCAACATTTTCACATCTTAGAAAGGAAATCTTTCCAGACATGTAATGCCTTTTCTTCTAATTCTCTACGAGATGCGGTCTTAATTTGTCTTTCATACTCTGCAATTTCGCATTCTTGCAGTTTTCCGTTGTCCCATACCCATTCTTTCCCTTCCATGATGCCATTTACAAATGCATCTGGAGCAGACGGGTCTGCAACAATATCTACTGCGGATAACATAAAGTCATTTTGGACTTCATTTACGCCATTTACTTGCTTTAAAGAACCCATTCCTCTTGATGAAACGCCAAGTCTGGCACCCTCATCCATGAGATTTTTTACAATATTACCGTATGGCGTTTCTAAAATCTTTGCTTTGCCCCATACATTGTTTCCGTCTTCTTTAAGTTCACGGATAATGTGCGAAACTCTCTCAAGATTCAATGTTGGGCCATCTGGATGTCCCAGTTCTCCCATTGCTCTACCATTGCTCACATGTTCTTTGTTGTATCTTTTTACTTCTTTGAAAAGAGTTTGTTTTGGGTATACTCTACCATTACGATTCTCTTTTTGGGATTGCATAAAAATACCTTCGATATAGTAATTCTTTTTACCATCTTTGGCATCTTTAGAATCTTCTATCAGGTATCGGATATCTTCTGTTGTTTCTGTGATTAGTTTCATTCTTGTGGTTTCTCCCCCATATCTATGATATTGTCATCCTTCGAATGTGAAAAATCTGCGGCAATTTGTTCTCTGGTAGTTTCCAATCTGTGTCCTGCTTTCTGATATAACACATTAGATGTTTCTTTCTTTGCGGTATTGAAATCGCCAGTAACTACAGATTTGATTATGTTCTTAATATCTGACATTATCCCTATACCTGTTCCTTTGAAAATTTAATCATCGAATCAAATGAGTCTTTATCTCCCATTACTCGATTTCTGAAAGTTTTCTGATTCTCTTCGTTCAGCACATCATGGACATCACTGAAAAGTTTAGCATCTTTTGGTGAAAGGTCTACTTTATCGCCATTCATTAATTCTAAAATAACGCCTTCGTTGTTTTCTAGAACAAACTGAAGGGAATGCACCAATCTTCGTGTTGCTTCTGATGACTCTTCAAAACTCAATTCTGGTTCAATTTCATCGGGTGACGCCTGGGATTTATTCAAAAGAGTCGATGAAATACCGCCTCGTTTATCGTCAACCTTTAATCCAATTCGATTTTTCACAATCGAATCAAACTCATTTGTAAAAGAATTTACATTTTTGTCTACAACAGATTTTACCATTTTTTTAACTGAACTCATCGTCTTCTCCTTCAATTTCGCCTGAATCTTTTTCTAATTTAATTTGCTTGTCTATCTCTTCTCGGTCTATATCAGATTGTTTTAATACATTTTTACGAATATATTCAACAGAGTAATACTTACCTATGTATTCATCCATACTATTCAACACATCCATACGCTCCTTCAGAATCTCTGCTTCCTTTAATTCTGCGTAAAATGAGTCTTTCTTGAAATCAAAATTAATATCTTGAACGATTGATTGCCAATCTTCTTCGGTTATTACACCTTTCAATACTAATTGAACTCTAAGAAGACTTAAGAATAACTCTGAGAATTTTCTTTTCAACCTATAAACGAATTTGGAGAATTTAACTTCATCTCTGGTTATTTCAGCAGAGCGGCCCATATTAAACCCATTGTCTGCTTCTAGTCTGGTAGAAGGAACATTCAAAGATTTATATAGTTTCTTCTTAAAGTATTCTACATCTTCCATCTCACCAAGATTTTGTCCACCATCAAGTGTAGCGATTTCAGTTCCTCTACCACCTTCTCGTCTAGGCAACCAGTAATCTTCAAGCATAGACATATGTCGTTTATCATCACGAATCTCACCAGTAGATGCATCATATACTAGTTTGTTTCTATAACGATTCATAATATCCTTAAGATATTGTTCTGCTTTATTCTTCGGTAAATTTCCAACATCAATATAGAAAATTCTGCGTTCAGGCGCTCGTGATATGCGATAGATAACCACTGCATCTTCTATCATTCGAAGTTGATTTAATGGTTTTATTGCTTTTTGTAAATATCCGATAACTCGCTTTCCAGTCCTGTCATATAGACCAGAATGAATGTAAGAAACTGCATCTAATGCAACCTTAATTCCTTCGGTAGAAGATGGATTTTTATCGGTGTCGGTATACATGTAGAATTCTTCTACTTTGTCTACTAAATCTACCTTTGCGATTCCATGTTGCTGTAACTTTTTCTGAACCTGTCGTATCTTTCTGATTTTAGTAGCATCAATTGGTCTTAATTCTAAAATTCCCTTTTTTGATTGATCATGGAGTATAATATGATGATACAATTTACCATCAATATACCATCTTCGGAAAAGTTCATATCCCCGATTACCAAAATCTAAAAGGCGAAGACAATTGTCAAATTCTGTTTCTATTTTATATTTAATAGAATCTGATAGTTCGAGTAAGTCTAAATTAATCTCTACTGGTTTTTTTGTTTCATCATAAACAATCGATTCATTTACAATATCATCAACTGCAATCTCACATTCGGGATGGAGAGACATATCCCGATACTTATTAATCAATTGTATATCGTTCTTTATGGCACCTTCTACATCTAAATAGGTGCCGTAAAATCCTCCCTCTCCTCCTGCAATTTCAATCGCACCATCGTCAAAATCCGGCGAGACAAAGGATTGTGCTTTATCGCCGCCGGATTGGGACTGTGTTGCCTGTGGGGAGGTTTTTCCTTTTTTTCCTAACGAAAAACCAAACAGTTCTATTGGCATATTAATATCCTCATAATAAATTTATATTTTCAAAAAACGGACGGAATCAACTTTAGTCTTGGACTGCGGTGTGTGGCATGCTTGCAAGACCACTGGTTGTCCAATATGTATACTGTAGAGTTACAGGAAATTCTGCAACTGAATCGGTAGTCTCGTAATCGAGTTCTACAGCACCAATTTCTGAAGGCCAACAACCATAGAATTTGTAATCCTTAACATGGTCGCCTGCTCTGTTTAGTTGCGAAATTCCCCATTCAGTAAATACATCAGGCTCTGGGCCACTGCCCGCATTTTGAGAATTTGCCATTGGTTGATGGTCGCCTGAAGTATTTTCGACATGCTTATTGATGGTTTGTGACCATTGTTCGAATTGATTTCTTAGTCTCAAATCTGAACGGCAAAGAATAGTAATGCTCCATTCTGCGAAAGTTCTGTCGCCTGGAATCTTTACCTTCCTACCACGATAAGGCACCTCAATGATACCTAAAGATGAAGCAGGCAAAGATGCCGATTTGATGTGAAATGACTCTGCTTTTCTTGTCTCTGTTGATGCGTCTGCACCAATTGTGCCTGACACCTCAAACAAGTGAGGGCGAATACCACCACCGTGAAAGTTTGAGGCAAAGTCTGAAATGTTATGTTCTGCTGGCATTGTTTTTTCTCTCCTTGATAAGTAATAATGTATTACTCAAATATATAGGAAATTTTCTCCCCGAAGGGAGATTTATTCCCAATTAAATTACGCTCCTGCTACTTCGCTGAAGTCAACACCCGTTCGTGTCGCAATGAAGTTTAATTGAATATAGTTAATTGAACGTGCTGGTTTGACAAAGATGTCGCACACAAATTCATTTCTATCAATTACGCTGCCTGGGTTGTTAGAATCATCACACACAACCTTGAAGTCGGTAATACCTCTTCGTGACTTAATGTCTCGAAGGAATGGTTCTACCATACTCTTGAATTGGGCGCGAGTGAATCTATCATTAAGTTCAAACAGTTGATACTTAGCGGCAGTAGCAATCGCTTTCTCTAGAATAATGAAGAGTCGTCTTACATTGATTCTATCGAATGCACTTGGTTTCGTTTGCATTGTTTTATCACCGAAGAGAACTACACCTTCGCCGGGGAAGGACACTACAGGATTAATTTGGTCCTGATAGAGATTATCTCGGTGTGCTTGTCGTGGGTTATATGAAAGTCTTACAACACCACGAATTTGACCTCTTGTGAATCCTGCTGGCGGGAACCATGCATCGAATTCCTGTTCTGTCTTGGCTACACATCCTGCAATATCAGCGTTTAGTGGAATCCACATGTAACGGTCATTATACTTGTCGTATTGATACTTCCAACCACTGTCAAGAACAGCATATGAACTGGACTTGTTTAGATTATTGCTTGAGTAATCAATGT